AGATGCGCGGCTGGTCACGTCAACGAGTTAAAAGCGGCACTGGCGGGATTATCACAGTAGATGAGAGTAATGCGGATAAGTTGTATCACCTGTTCACCTGCTATTTGAGCAAGTTACCGAGCGGTGTGGTGATGGCTTTGGGAGAGGTGTCGTGAGAAGTCCTGATCAAATTGGAATTACCTGGGAAGAAAATCAACTCTTAATGCAGCAACTCAAAGAAAAGGCGGCTTTAGAATACCGCCGCCAGCACAATATTTTTGAGGCTGGGGATTGGATTATTATCGATAGTTATAAACCTGAATATCAGTTCTATCAAATAACCAAGGATGATATAGGCAGCCACTGGATTAACTTGGTTGAATTCAGACACGCCACTGATGCAGAAATCAAAGCAGGTAAAAGATTGGAGGTGAATCAATGACAGCAATGGCAAATATGGGTAACTTTATTGTTGCCCTGCCACCTTCAGACATTTGGTTGACAGATGATCAGGCGGCAGAATTTTTAGGATATGGTGGTGTGTATTTCAAATCATCCATTATTTGCTTAAAAGGTTTTCCAAAACCAAGATACATTACAGAAACCACAAAAGGTCGAAGATGGAACCTTAAAAAATTATCTGACTGGCTGAGTGAAAGACCGGAAGATTTAAAAAAAGCAGTAGGCAGACCCCGCAAAATATAGCGGGGTTTTTCTTGATTAAAATATGGATTACGCCAGAATTACGCCAAAGGTATTATAAGTTATTGATTTTATGGGTAGTAGTGGTGCGCTCAGCGGGCACTTTCCGAAATTTGCGGTTTCCTTACTATTCCTTAGTTTTCCTTATTTTTTCTTTAATTTTATAGGTTTAAGTGTAGCTCATTAATTCAATAGTTTAATGTTTCCTTATTATTCCCTATTATTCATTCTATATTGATTACGCCAAATTTACGCCACAACATTTTAAAGGAAAAATTATGGCCACCTTTCGACAAAGGGGTGATGCTTGGCGAGTTGAGATTAGTGTGAATGGTACTCGGGAAAGTGCGACATTCGATACTAAGACTCAGGCTCGCGCATGGGCATCAAAACGTGAAACTGAATTAAGAGAGTTATCACGCGGAAAGCTTCCTGATTATACATTAAATTGTGCAATTGATAGATACATAGAAGAAGTGTGTCCAAAGCACAAAGGCTGTGATGCAGAGATTAAGAGATTCCGAGCATTCCAGAGAAACTTTCCTAAGATTGCCAAAAAGCATATTGCCAAAATTACCACCGATGATTTTGTGGTGTGGCGTGATACCAGACTAAAAACAGTCAAGCCGGCCTCGGTACGACGTGAGGGTAATATCCTGTCAGCTTTGTTTACAGTAGCGCGCACGGAATGGAAGTGGGTTTATGATTCACCCATGAGTGATTTAAAGATGCCGCCACCACCAGCACATCGAGATAGACGCATATCAGAGGATGAGATTTACAGGCTCTGTCTGGCTGCTGAATTCGATGATCATGCACCTGAGAATTTTACACAGCAAATTATGATTGCTTTCCTGTTGGCGATTGAAACTGCAATGCGTGCTGGTGAGATCCGCGGCCTGACTTGGGACCGGGTTTATTTAAAGAATAGATATGTGACTTTGAATGAAACCAAGAATGGAACAAAACGACATGTACCCCTGTCCAAGCGTGCTGTTGAATTGCTTGAGCTTATGAAAGGTGTTGGCAGTCATCAGGTTTTTACAGTGAAAGATTCGAGCTTTGATACACTTTGGAGAAAGTTGCGAGATAAGTGTGAAATTGAAGATTTACATTTTCACGACTCAAGACATGAAGCATGCACAAGACTTGCTCAGAAATTAGAAGTATTGGATTTGGCGCGGATGATTGGTCATAAGGATTTAAGAAGCCTGATGATTTATTACAATGCAACTGCATCAGAGATTGCAAATAGGTTGGATTAAAATGAAAACATGGACCTACTTTTATATAGAGCACACAGTTAAGAATGGAGAGATTTTTAGGAAGGAATCTGGGTGGGGATTGAGGAGTTATTTATTAAAGTAAAAAACAAAGCCCTCATTTGAGGGCATTTATCTATTTTATTAAACAAGTGCTCTTAATTTTAATAAGTGCGCCTTGCGATCCGCAAGACCATTCGTACCGCCATTGATCCGGCGTGTAATGGTCAACACATCGTCTTTATCAGCCAAGGCATTTAAGCCGTTATCAGACCAGAACTTGCAGGCCACCATAAGACCGATGCTTGGAATGGCCACAACTTCAGGATTGTTCTCAAAGTCAATGCCAAGCTGCTGACCATACTTACGATAGTTGGTACGGCCAGTTAATTGAATTGGCCCACGACCCTTAAACCGTTTTCCATCTCCTACCTGCGTATTACCCAAATCCTTTCGGCCTTCATACGCCGCACCTGATGCAATTTCTTCCATATAGCGGAAGTTACCAGACTCATGCGCAAGCTGTGCAAGGAAGTGAATAAAGCGAAGTGAATTATCCAAGATGCCATAGGTCCGCATGTGAACATTGGCAGCCAGGCCAAGTTCTTCAGCACGCGCTTGACTGGCACCTAGTTTTTTAAATACAGCGGTCAAGGTGCCACGGCCAATGATGCCATCATCATGCACACCAACAGCTTTTTGAAGTTTTTTAATTTGAGTGGTGTTCATCATCTTTATCCGTATTAAAAAATTTAGGACGTGCACCCTCCTTACCCCAGATATAAAGCTGTCGGGTGAAAAGTACGAATACAATACTTACCGTGGTGTAAAAAAGAGTTCCGGCTGGGCTGGGTGAGTAGTCATCTTTTACAAAGAGGGCTACCCCAAAAATAATTGACAGCATCAAGAGAAAATCGATGTGCTTTGGTAATCTAATTTTTGGGTGAAATACCATAATTGCAAACGAAACCAGAAATAATACCAATGCCGTCTTACTTATGATTAGCAGCATCTTCATTCTCCTTTTTGACTAAACCAAGAAGTCTTGATCGGGCCAAACTTAATAATGCTTCAGCTGTACTTTTACCAGCAGCGCCCAGAATGAAACCAAATAGTTCTGGGTAGTTACCGCTAGCAAGAAATAAACTTGCCGGTTTAGCAAAGACCACACATAAAATGAAGCCTGCGAAGAATCCTATCCAGCGATCCCGAGTTGGCTCCTTGCTTAATAGAAAGCCAAAAGTTGCACCCAGCACACCTGTAAAAAGGATGTGCGAATGGTTCTTTATGCTTTCCAATACTTGACTAAGAAAGTCCATATGCATCCCCTTTAGTCATACACCCCCCTATAAAATCGGCATTAAAAAAGAGCCTTTCGGCTCTACTGGTGGATCAGATGAATAATCATTTGACATTGCGCCCCCTAAATTTTGGTAATAAAAAACCCTGATCTCATTAAAGACCGGGGTTGGTGGTAGTTTGTTGAGTAATCTTGATTTAAAATCATCCTGTTCGAATTATTTATTTTTAAAAATCATGCTAATCAAATATATAAAGAGTGACCTTTACCGATATGCAGGTAATACAAGTTTCAAATCCTTTTTAAAAAATTATATTGCGAATAGAGGTTTTAATTTTAGCTTCTGGCTTCGTATATGTAACCAAGGTGGGATTTTATCTAAATTAGCTTATCCAATTTTTTGGTTAAAAAGAAGAAAATATGGAATTGATATTCATAGAGGAACTAAAATTGGATATGGTTTGTATATAGGACATGGAGGCCCTTTGATCGTTAACCCGACTACAATTATTGGAAACAACGTTAATCTCTCACAATATACAACGATCGGCTCAAACTCAGGAAAAGCAGCAGAAATTGGAGATAATGTTTATATAGGACCAAATGTGTGTTTAATTGGCAATGTAAAAATTAGCTCAAATGCCACCATTGGCGCAGGGAGTGTAGTAACTAAAGATATTCCTGAGAATGCTACTGCTGCGGGAAATTATGCAAAAGTTATTAATTTTAACAATCCGGGAAAGTATGTTAATAAGCGGTGGAATGATGTTAGTTAAAATCCCATTTTGTATAAAATGGGTTGATGTTAAATTCCAAAAAACCACCTAATATTATAGGTGGTTTTTATTATCGATGTTTTTTAAGTTACTAATGTTCCTGCTTGGTCATACCAGTTAGTACCATCACTTGTAAGAACCTTTTTCAAGGTTATGTCAAAAATACTAGAGTAGGCATTAACAGCAGTTGCAGCCGGTCGTTGTGCTGTGGAAAATCCGCGTAAAGCGATAGGGGTATCAATTTTTGCAGTATTACCTATGTTTCTAGCGATAACAGCTTTATTTAGAGCTGTATTTGCAATACTAAAAGGTGCTGTACTATGTAGATTGACACATTCATTATCTTGCAGGGATTTACCATTTGTGGCATTAAATCGGATACCAACCGTAGTTGTCTGGGCTGTAGTTGCGGAACATCTGTTCTTGTCTACAACAGAGCCTACGGCCTCAGATTGAATATACGCAACTGGACTCGCGTGGAGCAAATCTAAAAGCCTATTATCTTTAATGACAGAGCCAGTAGATTCGAGATAAATAAAACGATCTGCTGTGCCATTAGACATCGTATTATTAGATAGTTCAACAAAACCACCAGATGCGCCTGAGTAGATGAGTCCACACTCATTAAACACACTATTATGCAACTTGTTCGACTTTCCGTTTAAAGAAAGACCTGTACTGCATTGATAAAACTCGCATCTGTTATCCAGATATATGCCATCAGAAAGAACATGCGTAGTTATCGCCTGATAGCCAGTATTTAAGATATTCCTAAACTTACACCCTAGTAAAGATGCGAAAGCACCTGCGTTAGCTCCAATTCTGAGTGCTGCCCCCGAGCCAACCGGAAAGTCTTCAAAGACCGTACCGTCAAACACTGTGTCAGGGTTGGTAATCTGACAACCACCACAGTTCGATGCGTCTGGTAATTGTGTCGCACCTACTGTACCCGTAGGTACAAGCGCTCCGTTTAAAATCCACTTGTCAGAGACATTTGGAGCTGTAATCTCACCACCGTTTACAAAAATATTACGTGGACTGTCATGCTGAGTGACCATAAGCTGCCAACCAACATTTCCTTTAAACTTACAATCGTTGAAGAAAATATTTTCAATAAGGCCATCGCCGCCATATCCATTCGACTCCAGATCAAACCCAGCCATCGGAAGCGTACCGTTAGCTCCGGTAAATTCGCAGTTGTTAAAATGCAGATCGTGACCAACGATGATTGCTGCGGAGTTTCGATAAGCATTATCTGACTTGCAGTTAAAGAAAAATCCATTTTGAGTTTGTGTTGCTTTGATAAGCGGAGTGCGACAATCAAAATAGAACCCATCGCAAACGGAGTTTAATGCGTTAACGTTGAAGCAAAAGAAGTTCTTACATTCACGGAATGTTAATGTATGGATTGACTTTTCTTGCGGCGTCCGGTTTTCGCGGTTTCCGTCAAAATCAAAGTTAGACAACACGAAGTTTGAGCATGCATTCAAGAACATCACTCGATTTTCGGAGCTTGTAATCGATAGTGGTGATGCCTTGATGTATCCGTTTTCGAGCCTGAAATTGCTTTTCGTATTAATCGCAACTTGTTGTCCACAAATTACGGTTTTCCCCTCAAAATCAACAATTGTACTAGGCCTAATATTGTTGAGCATCAATTGAACTTTTGTAGCTTCATCAGTCCCGTCGCCCTTAATATTAAAATCTGAAGCATATATAACCTTCTCAAGCTTTCTTGAAAAAATATTGTTTACAGCTTGCTGTGTCATTCCACTTGCATCAACTACAAATGAAGCATCCCACCCCTTGTTATTAAAATCCACAAGAACAAAAGCGCTATTTCTATTTTTAATCACAATAGAGTGCTGTGCTGTTTTTAAGTAAACCTTGGTTGGACTGCCATTGCGCACAGGATAGCCGTTTCGGGTGCGAATTGGTTGTGCTGCAGGCACAGTGAAATCTGCATCCCAAAACACCTCAACAGGGAACAGCTCCGGATCTTTTCCGTACTCCCCAAAAAACAAGAAGCCCGCATCAAGCGGGCTTCCATCAATATCAGCAATGGCTGTGTAGGGTGCTAAAAACATGGTCATAACTTAAATTCCATAAAATTTTGGCAATAAAAAACCCGACCTAAAGGGATCGGGTTAGATTGATTTGTTGAGTGGTTAGAACTTGCCTGAGCCTCCGGCTGGCTTCTCAAATTGCTTTATGATGGCATGTGCCCTTGCTACCTCTTTTTTACCTTTCATATGCTTCACTGCCTCTCGCAATGCAAGCGTTACAGGTACGGGAACTGGTATTCCAGTGAATACTGTTCCTATAGTAGCGTCCATCATGGTTGCTATTAGTGTTCCAGTATTTGACCAGTTGACACCAGTGCCTTCAGGAACGGTTTTAATGATCTTTGCAAGTTCTGCAGCATTGCGAATCTTTTCGGCTTCCTGTTTTCCAAGGAGCGTATCGAGTCGCTGTGTAGTGCCATCAAGAGTCTTAACCACCTTTTCCATTTTTGATGCAAGTAAAGCATTATTGCCCTGGGCGTCTTGAGCACCTGAGAAGGCCTCATTGCGGATCTTGTCGATAATTGACGCTTGCAAATCATTCCACGCCTGCTCACCACCTTCAGACTGTAGAATTTTTTTCTTAACAAACTCTAAGTCTTTTTGGGAAGTGGTTGGCTTGATGATTCGATTCACAATATTTTCATCAATAATCTTCCGGTCTCCACTGTTCGCACCTCTCTTCATTGCCACCAAATCAGAAAGAACAGCTCGCCCCTCCCAGCTTTGTTTGAACTGTGAATATTCTTTACGAACCTCGCGGAAAGCATTACTACCACTGTTATCCAAAGAATTATCAATCAATTTTTTAAGTCTAGTCTTAATGCGAATATCACCATCATCTGAGTTACTACCCAAATCATTGATTAGCTTGCGCCATTCTTCAACTTGGTTTACGTTTGGCTCTTGTCCTTTAGGTTTTGGTACCAATCTTCCTTCCACTTCATCAGCAACACCAAGTCGCACTGCTGCGCGTTTTGCATCCCTGTAGATTGCAGTAGTCTCAAGATCAACATTCTCATTAATCAAATCCAATGTAGACTGGCTATCTAGTTGAATACCACGCTCATCAGCTGCCTTGAGATCGTCTTCTGCCCACTTCGGCTCATTGCTAAGATCAACTTTTGTTTGTGCGCCTTCAGACTCGCGGACTGCCTGATATTTTTTGTTTACAGCGGCTCTCTCTACCTTAAACTGAGTTCCAAGAACATCATTTATGCGCTCACCCACTTCGGCTGCATTGGTTGTAGTTGCACCTTTGCTATAAATCATGTCATCAATAGCCGTTCCAAGAGCTTGCTGCTGATTATTTAAATGATCCTGGATGATCTGCCCCGCTTCACCACCTTTGCGCGCTAAATTGTGCATTTCTGCCAAGTCTGTGGGGTTGCGTGATACTTGGGCTGTCGTAGAGGGCACATTGAATTCATTAAACATGGCCTGACGAGTGGTTTCTATTGGCACAGATGCAGCACCCATGCTGCCACCAGCATCGGCAGTACGAAGACCTGTAGCCTCACCAACTTTATTAACGGTGCTCTTAGCTGCCTCAGTCACTACTGCGACTGGCCGTTTTGCTTGCTCTACCACTTGAGCCACGACAGGCTTTGCAGCCTGAGCCACTTCCCTTGCTGCTGTGGTCGCCACTGGCACAGATGCGCGTCCAAGTGTTGCAGCCGACGTGCCGACACCACCACCCAGGACAGGCGGCAATGTATCAAGACCAGTATCTTCAACAAACTCACCCACCGCGTCGACGGCACGTTGTCCGGCTGCTGTGTTTGGTTCATAGGTCAGAGCATTAGAAAATTGAGTTGCGCGATTCACAGCATTCTGTGCGCCTTGTTGTGTGCCAAATGTGCCATCAACAACAGATTCAGCAATACCATGCAAACCGCCTGCAGCCTGACCAATAGCGCCACCAATCATGCCTGTTCCCACGGTCAAAGCGGCTTCACCACCACCGATAATTTTATCCATGGTACTGAGTGGGGCTTGCTGTGGTGGAGCTTTTGGCATTTCAGGTGTAACAATCTGACCATTGGCATCAAAATCAGGGAGGGAGCTTTGGTGATTTGTCGGCTTTGGGAGTTTTACAATATTGTCATTTAAGTCTCTCTCTAGAGCTGCTCGTTGTTGCTTGTTGAGCTTTCCAGAGTAATAAGCATCAGATACATTTTGAGGCAGCATGACTGGCTCTACTGCTTTTTTTTGACCCATTAATTTAGCGCCATTAGGCAGCATGACCTTGCCAGCCTTTACATCTGATTCAAAGGCATTCTTTTGCTCGGCTGTGAGTTTTCCGCTGCGATATGCTTTATAGACATCAGCAATGGTTGGTTGCTTCTGAGCCTCTCGCTTACCCTTAACGCGATCAAATGTGCTGCCACTCATTCCAATATCGCTCCATGTTTTTTTAGGTTGTTTATAACTATCTGGTGCAGAAGGAAGGGAGGCCCAAGTACCACCTGACTTCTTGACTGCTGTGGGAATATCCCCTTTTAAGACATGGGGTAGTGCACCGTTTTGAGCTAATAGTGCGACAGCGGCAATATCTTGGCTTTTGGGTGAAAAGTCTTTCAATCCAAGTTGTTTTGCGAGACCATTCCAAGTTGGTTCTAGGAATTGGTAACGACCTGCGGCACTGGTTTTATTTTTTTTACCATCGGTCTGGGTGAACTCTTTCAGAATACCGGGATGTTTACTTAAATCACTTAAACGCTCGTTACCAAACATTGTGTTGTAACCATGCTTCACGCCTTCAGCCGAAGCGATCACCCCTAGCATTTTTCGAACATTTGGGTTTTTTAGATGTTGTTCAATTTCTTGTCGTGACAGCATTTACTTTTCCTTAGGTGATAAAAAACCTCCCGAAGGAGGTTAGTGTTTAATTGGACAGAATCTTTAAGGCCTGTAATCCCATAACGCGCCATTCTCACCGCAATTTCTTTCAATAGCATTCATCGAGGTTTCTGTGTCGTAAGTGCCTTTTCGCCACTCATTTACAGCAACTTGAATATACGCCCTGCAGTTGGCTGGCAAACCCAATTCACCACCATAAACTGGCTTGCTATTCGAATCTCCTTTAGAGCAGGCGCTTAAGCCTAAAACAATAGACAAGATTAAATATTTCATCATGAGATTTTATTCACTCTTCATTTTATCAAACGATTCTTTTATTTTTAAAGTGGTATCATTGAACTCGGGGTATAAAATCATTAGCTTCATTAAGCTTTCATTGCTTAATAGAGCTGGGGCATCATAGAGCTTGCGAAGCTCCCTCTTATATTCCTTTTCTCTGTTTATTTTATCTATTTGTGCTTGATGTAACTCTCTTTGTTGTCTTGCGTTTTGGACTTGTTGCCCCATTAATACGCCTTGCTGAAACCCCCGAAATGCAGTGTCTGCTGGGTTTGGTGTGTTTATAGTGTAGTCACCTGGCTGAACACAAAAAGCTGAACCACTCACCACACACAAAATAAATATAAGTGTTTTTTTCATAACCCCTCCTTATTTTAAGGAGAGGTTATCACAACTTTAAGGCGAAATATTAAAATAGATCGCCTGCCCAGTGCTTGCCTGCTGACTACGACTTTGTTTATCTTGATTCTTAAGCATTCTCCCTAAATTCTTTTGGTAAAACTCAGGAAATGGAGTGCCTTGCGGAACCCGAACACCTAAAACTTCAATATCCCGCTTACTGGAGCCAAGTTGCCCATTTTGACTTGTCCACTCGGCTACCATTTGCTTATGAATGGCATCAATCTCACTCATCTTAGACATACCGCGCAAGAATGCGGTAATTGTGGTTGAGTCAGCGGTTGCAGGAGGGAAGCCTTTGCGAGCTATTTCAATATCTTTATCAGTTGCTGGCCCGGGTGGTAAAGATTTATTCACCTCACTGCTAATTAACCGATCATACTCTCGCATCATTGCAGTTTGATCATCATTAGACCACCCTGTGGCTTTCCTAAACCCAGACCAGCCAGATGTCCACCAGCCACCAGACTGTCCTTCTTTTTCAAATTTATCAGCCAATCCCCTAAGCTTTTGCGACTGGGTTAATGCTGCTGCTGAATCCATTACTGCATCATTAACAATCTTTTCAGCACCAGGGCTTAACTTAATGTTGCTTTGCCCCAACTCCTCAAACTTTAACTGGGTATTGGTTTCAAGTGTATCGCGATCTAACTGCAAGCGACCACTACGCTCACCAATCTGAGACTTAATATTCTCAATGTTCCATGTTTTCTCCTGTGGCAACCAGTCATTCTCAATTTCTGTCTGTTTTGTATCGGCTTCAATTTGACCAATCTCAGCTTTAACTTTAGGGCCAATCCATTTGGTCTCTTCTTTTGTTTTGTCAGTCTGTGCTTTCTTGAGGTTGATTTCCTCTGGTAGCATCTGGCTTTCACCCAATGCGCCCAACACATCCTTGAATTGTGAAGGTGTAGTTGATGCTAGTGTCAGACCTGAGATTGTTAAAAGCCCGTCAGGATCTGTTTCTGCCATTGCTGCCAGTGTTCGCATTTGATCAGCAGTAGCCTTGTCCCCTGCGTTTTCATAACCCAAAGCTTCAGTTTCAAGAATGGATTTTGCAACGTTTGGCTGCCCACCAGATAAAGCTGCGTAGATGCGTGATGTTGTCTTGAACGTAGCTTGTTGTTTACCAGAATCCAGAACATCATAGCCACGCTTAAAGTCTTCAGCTAAAGCCGGAAACCGCGCCATGATGGTCGCATAGTCTTCATGTGTTTTATTTGGTTTTGATGCAAATGCTGAAAGTTCTTCCTGCATTTGCTGCTTTTGAATAGCTTCGCGTTCAGCTTGCTCTTTAGCTTGCATAAACTGCCCGATTTGCATGCCTTGAGTAAGGCCGGTCATGGCAGTCTGGATAGGGTTTTGCACATCAAGCATATAATTAATTGGCTGTACCATAATTAAAACATCCCCATCATTTTCATTCCGCCAACCTGACCAATCGCACCAGTTAGGCCATTCCACATGTTTGCGCTAGCTTGGCCACTTGCCAAGGCTGCACCAGCTTGAGCCGCACCGGACTGCTGGTAAAGGTTTGAAATATTGCTTGCAGCTTGCATACCTGCGTTACCGGTTCCGGCTGCTGCGTTTTGACCTAGAGAAGTCATGCCCGCTAGGTTTTGATAACGCTGATTGATTAACTGATTCAATAATTGCGGTCTAAATTGAGCTAATGCGGCCTGAGTGTTGCCACCACGCAAACCACCAGTAGCGGATGCGTTTTGCAGAATAGCGTTTTCACCTTGCTGCAAATAGGTTTGCATTTCTGAGCTATTGTTGACATTTCCAATGGCTGCTTGCTGTGCTGCTGTTCCGTTAATACCCAATAAATCCTGCTGACCAGATAAGCCGCTGAGACCAGCATCCGCATAAGGCTTTAAGAGTTTTTGAACTGCATCAAACTGTCGGCGCTGTTCCTCAACCCCCATTTCAGATGATTGGATCTGAGCATTGGCTGCTGAGTTCGCTGCTTTTTTTTGTGCACGGCTGGACATTACACCGCCCACAACCGCACTACCAACTACCGCTGCTGCAACTGGCATAAGTATTCTCCTTTGGCTAAGCCCACCAATATCTGGTCAAGCAACTCACCGTTTTTCAAGAATGATTCAGTTAAAACACCTTCTTTTTTGAATCCAAGTCGAAGCGCATAAATCAGGGCTTTTTTATTGGTTGAAGGTGTGTAAGAAATTGCTTTTTGATATTTACTAAATAGGTAATCAAGCAGCAATCGCCCTGCCTGAAATGCTTCTTTTCCACGTAGCAACAAACAGGTGTGAATCCTG